GGACCGTCATCAAGTACCTCGAAGACAAGTACAAGCGAAAGCTTTCGCGCCTTGGTGCGGCTCCAGCCGCTGCACCTGCGCCGGTCGCCGCCCAGAAGAAGGGCGTGAAGACCATCTCGACGAAGGCTGCCAGCGAGACGCGGACTGCTGGCAAGCCGTTTGGACAGCTCGATGCCGACCAGCAAAAAGCTGCCCTTTTGGCCGCAGTCAAAAAAGCAACCTCGCAACCAGCTAACTAGGAGTTTCAATCATGCCGTACGCAAACCCGACCTACTCTGCCGTTCAAGCCATCCTCAAGACCAAGTACCCGGATGGTGCGATCCCGCAGGCGCTCTACAAGAACTTCCCGCTCCTCGCGCTCGTCAAGAAGACCACGAACTTCGATGGCGACTTCCGCGTTGTGGCGCTCCAGAACGAGCGTCCGCAGGGTTCGTCGTCTGGCTTCAAGATTGCCCAGGGCATCGCGAAGGCTGGCGTCAACGGCGGCGGCGGCTCGTACAAGCGTTTCCAGGTCTACCGCACGCGCCACTACGGTCTCCTCCGTATGGACGGCGAGACCATGAAGGCTGCGGTCCGTACCTCGGGCGCGCTCGTTGACCTCTGGAACAACGAGACGGACGGCATCTCGACGAACGAGCTCCAGGAACTTGAGTTCCAGCTCTTCGGCGATGGCACCGGCAAGCGCGGTGTTATCTTGGGCGCTCCTACCGTCGCGTCGGGTGTTTTCACGATCCAGCTCGCGACGCCCGCTGATGCGGTCAACTTCATGCTCGGCATGAAGGTCCAGTTCTGGGACCTGACCGGTGCCGGTACGCAGCACGCCTACGGTGTTGCTACCGCCGAGTCTGAGGACGGTACCGGTATGTACGTCACTGGGATCAACCGTCAATCCGGCTCGCTCACCACGCAGGTGTTTGTCGCTGGTGTGGCAAGCACCACCGCAACCATCGGCGGGATCGTTTCTGGCGACTCGATTGTGCGCGCTGGTGACGCGACTGGTATTGCCAACGTCGGTTACGGCGGAGCCGTTAGCCCCTACTCGGCCACGGGTTCGGCTCTTGGCTGCGTGACCGGCCTGCAATCGTGGATCACGAGCCCGTCGGTTACGGACAACTTCTGGGGTCTCAACCGTTCGGTCGACCCTGTCCGTCTTGCCGGCCAGGTGCTCTCGGTCTCGGGTCTCCCGATGAACGAGGCGCTCATGGAGGGTGAGGCTCGCGTGCTCGTGCAGGGCGTTGGTTCGCCCGACACGATCCTCGTGAACCCGCTCGACCTCCAGAACCTCAAGAAGGCGCTCGGTTCGGACATCGTCTACGACCGCGTGCAGTCGAACGTCGCTGGCATCTCGTTCAAGAGCATCCAGTACGATGGTGCGAACGGCCCGATGAACATCGTGGCTGCGCCGATGTGCCCGCGCAACAAGGCGTTCATGCTCCAGATGTCGGCGTTCGAGCTCTCGACGCTCGGCGCTGCGCCGCAGATGCTCGACTGGGACAACAACGACTACCTCCGCGTGAACGACAACGACCAGTACGAGGTTCGTTTCGGCCACTACGGGCAGTTCCTCTGCAACAACCCCGGCGCGAACATCATCCTCACCGGCTTCGGCACCTGATCGGTTGGGCATTGGCGCGCTGCTGTGTGGTGGCGCGCCTTTGCCACACCTCCTAAAGGAGAACGAACATGGCTCTGAACCGATACCTTTATCCTGCGAAGAACTCGAACCTCCCCGAGTTCATCATCATGTCGCAACGCTGGGGCGTTGGCGCTGCTGGCGCTGTTACGCCCACTGGCGCTACGACCGATCCTGGTCGCGGGCTTCAACTGACGCGAACGGGCACTGGCGTTTACACGCTGGCTTTTGCTCCTGATAGCAGCGGCGGCACGTCTTCGGTGCAAGCGATCGTTCATCCGATCGTGACCATCATGGACTCCGTTGTGCCCACGATCGTGCAGGTCACGAACATCACGACCACTGGCTTCACCTTCTCGGTGACGAACAACGCTGGTGTCGCTGACGACGTGAGCAACGGCGGCATGATCTGCATCAGCCTCATCTGCACCAACAGCTCGGTGGTGGCGTGATGAAGGGCAAGGGCGGCATGGCTCTCATGATCGCTCTTGGCAAGAAGAAGCCTGGGATGGACGAGGAGCGTGGCTCCTCTCCGTCCCTTGCTTCGGACGAGGAAGACGACGGCATGGAGCTCGAATCCATGGCGAAGGCTTTCTTCGAAGCCGGGAGCAAGGGCAAGTACAAGTCGGCTGCGCGCATCTTCAAGGAGATGAGCAAGGCCTGCAGTGGCGAAGGGTACGAGGAAGAGGATTGACGCATGGCATACTCAAGGACGCTCGCTGAACTCGAACTGGCTGTGCGGCGCGAAGCCGACATGGTGAACTCGCAGTTCGTCACGTCCGATGAGGTGCGTGCGTACGTCAACCAGTCGTGGGCTGAGCTCTACGACCGGATCGTGCTTTTCGATCAGGAGTACCTCCTGCGCTATGTGAACATCGTGTCCACTGGCGCAGGAGAGTACGACATTCTCAATGCAGGCAAGACGGGCCAGGTCATCTCGCTTGCATGGTTTTCGCCTTCTGGCACTGGCTACGCAGTCGGCGATACGATTCGCCTGACGCAGCCGTCGACCGGGGCAAACGGCTGCCTGGCTACCGTTACTGCTGTAACGGGTGGCGGAGTGACCGATGCCACCGTCATCGTTGCCGGCAACGGCTATGTGAGCGACAACACGTCCTCGTTCAATGCTTTGCTGAACATGAGTCCCATTGGAGCTTCGGTAGGCGTAGGCGGTCAGTCCTACGGCTACATCGAGAGCGACTTCTACAAGTGCAAGGGCGTCTGGTACGGCAGCGGAACCACGGGTAACATCTCGACGTTCAACCCCCTGCGCCGCTTCATGTGGGACGAGCAGAACCTGCTTCGCCAGGCTGGCATCTACGAAGGCAGCAACGAGCTTCCGTACTACCGAATCTATACGGTAAACGGGCGTGAGCTTCTCTCGATCGCGCCTGATACGCTCGGTGGAACGTATCGCGTCTACTACTACCCGGCTCCGCAGCGGATGCTTGTAAGTTCCGACCGTGTGGATGGTCGCGCTGGCTGGGACGAGTGGGTCGTGAAGGACAGCGCCATCAAGTGCCTCCTCAAGGAGGAGAGCGTAGAGCAGGCGGCGGCCATCAAGGTCGTGCGTGACGAGCTCTTTCAGAGGTTCCAGCTCCATGCTTCGGAGCGAGACGCCGCGCAGCCAGAGCGCATTCGGCGCACTGCGCTTCTGAGCAACCGTTACGGCTGGTGGAGGTGAGTCATGTCGGGAGCAAAGCCCGAGCAGTTTACTCCTCGTCCTAGTGGCAACGCGCAGCTTGACCGCGTGCAACGCACCGTGTCGGATGCGACCGACGCGATTCGGCAGCAGCCGCCGCCATCGCAGACGGTCACGAGCCTGAGCAAGAGTTCGCCTGGTCAGGGCATCACGTTCAAGCCGGGTCAGACCGTGGACATTCCCCACAACCTCGGGCGCATCCCGAACGGGTTCAACATCGCGAAGGTGCTGACCAACACGCCAAAAGCGTCTTCGGCTCCATACGCGACGCCGAACCTGCAGGTTGTTGAAGTTCCCGGACCACTCGGGCAGAAGATCATGCGGCTGCGCTACATCGCGCCGAAAGACGACCAAGGCAACGACGTGATGACGCCCGTTCGCCTGAACCTGGAGATTACCTGATGGCTTCGAACGAGCAGATCGTTAACGCTCCAGTTGTTGCGGGTGTCGATGTCTATACGGACCCGAACAACCTGAAGCCACCTGCGCTCGTTGCGGCTGACAACGTGACGATGCGTCAGCCGGGCAGCCTGGAGAAGCGTAACGGGTTCTCGCTCGTAGTTGGCACCGGCAATCAGCCAGCCTCTGCGTTCGACGGCGACTCGGTGCCCGATCCCAGCGTCGAGGCGCTCGGTTTGAACGAGTCTGCTGCTGGAGAGAAGGCACTGCTTGCGGCGGGCTCAAAGCTCTACGAGTTCGTTGGTTCGGACGCAAGCCACGGCTGGCGCACGGTCAACCGCATCCCGGAGTTCATCGGTACGCTCAATGCCGTAACGTCGTCGGGCGGTAGCATCATCGAGGTCGACTCGATTCCCAGCCCAGATGGCCTGTATGTCTTCACGGCATGGCTCACGGGCGCTCGTACGGGGCAGGAGCTTTCGAGCGATCTCGCCTACGCCAACATGACGACGGCGTCGTACAACTCGTTTGGCAATATTCTGTATTACGCTGTACAGAAGGTGTCTGACGGATCGTTCGTCGTCGCTCCAAGTGTTTTGCAGGCGAACACGTCTAACCCGATCCTGAACCTGCGGCTGACGCGGCTGTGGACGAGCGGCTCGAAGTACAACGTCATCGCGGCATGGCAGAACGGCGGCTCTGTTCAGTACAAGATGTTCGACTTCGCCACGGCGACGCTGAGCATCCAATACGCCCTCGGGACCGTCGGCCAGACCTGCTTCCGCTCGTTCGACATTACGGGCCTTCAGCGGTCCGTTACGGGCTCTGCGTCGATGGTGTGGGCCGCATGTCCGTCTGATACGTCTGGGGTGGCTCCTGCTGCCTTGTCCGCGCAGCTCGTGACGGTGAACCCGTCGACCGGGGTGTTCACGGTCAACGCCAGTGTGTCCAACATCATGGCCAAGGCGGCTCCGGGTGCTGGCACCTGGTTTGAGGCCTGGGCGTTCCGTGGCATCGTGCTTGAGCAGGACCCTACAACGGGTGCTCTTGCTGCATCGGCTCGCGCCATCACGCAGTACTACACGGCTCCAGCCACGGCATCAGGCCAGCTTGATGGGCAGCTATGGACGGTGTTCCTGACGGCTGCACTTGGCTCGCTCACGGTCAGCGCGAACAACGCGCAGATTCCGTTCATCGGGTTTCAGACGCAGGACAATCACGACAGCGTTCTTCCAAACGTCGTCGGAACCTCAAGCGTGAGCGGCAACGTTCAGATGTTTGAGCCGTTTCTTACGGCGGTTACGCCAGGACCAACGACGTTTGTGCCGACGTCATTGAAAACGCCGTACACCATCACCGGTCAGCTTCCAGATTTGACGTATCAAACCTACGTCTGCGCCTTTGCGTCGTTTAGCCAGTACTCGTCGCCAACGACGTTGACGCGGTACATGACGCTGAACATTACCGAACCGAACCTTGCGGGCTACACGCCGAACCTGAACGCAACGGTTTACCAGGCTGCTCCGGCATTTCCGACTCCGACCCATACGTATCCGCAGGATGCGCCGCAGCCGATCTCAGTGACTGGGTTGTTGAATCAGATTACCCGTATCGACATTTCGACCATCGTAGGCGCGCTCACTGGTTTCACGCCTGGCGTCCACATCGGCTGTCCGGTGTATGTCGGTGCTGCGATCGTCTGCTACGTGTCTGTGTTCGTAAATCCGTCTGGCGGCGTCACGGAGATTGCGATCCAGGATGGTCTTCCTGGTGTTGTGCCTCCGGCAGGAAACCCGGCAACCGCAAGCGCCATCTCGAACATCGTCATTCCTCGACCAGCAGGACCTCCTTTCGCGTGGCCGGCTGGAGGTAGCGCGTACAGTGAGCTGTACGGAAGCACGAACCCGTTGATGGCGGCGGATTCGCCAAACCGCATCATTCGCACAACCAACACGCAGTACCTACTTGATGGAAACATCGAGCATTGCGTCCACCGCTGGGACGTGAAGTCTGATTCGGGTTCGGGTGCGGCCC